GTTTGACTTGCTATGTTAAATAGTCCAGAGTGGTTTCTTTTTAATTGAGGAAACATAAAATGATAGAACCAAACGAACCACATGACGAATGGGGCAGACCATTAAAAACCACTGATAAAAAAAATAGCATCTTTGATACTGTTAGAGATGTATCTTTCTTTACAGTTGTAGGACTTTTATTTTTATCTTTATTTGGTTGGATATTGATAATATTTTTACCATATTATTTTGGTAGAGCCATATGGGAAAAATTTGAACTTTGGTATATAAATAGACTTAAAAAATAACTGTTCAATTTTTGATCAATATGATAGGGGGGGTATTTGATATGTTGAAACTTTTAGTAGAATCAATTCGTAATTATATACAGGGGAGAATTATGACTGAGTATGATTACAAAGTAGACCTAGCTAGAAATAGGTTGAAGAAAGAAGAGTTAGATCAAATGGTTGAATCTCTTTATATTGAATGTGGCAGCTTTAGAAGGGTTAAGTATAGAAGTGGCAGGATAGTCATTGAGTACGCTGATCCAAATAAAGACACAGAGACTGTTTGGGCATGAACAGTTGGTGGTACGTATGGGATGCAGAAGTGTCTGACATAGATTGTGAACAGATCAAATCTTTGTTTCATGCAGAAGCCACACAAATAGGTAAGGTTGGTGACGATTCTTTAAACAAAAAGATCAGGCAATCTACAGTGGTTGGATTTCCATACGGTTCTGACGACAACGAAAAGATAAATGAATTCATTGAGAAGTATATTGTTATGGCTAATAGTGAATGTTTCGGATTTGACTTAAACGGATTCCGAGAGTTTCAGATTGCAGAGTACAGAGAGGGTGGTCACTATGACGAACACTTTGATATGCGAATGGACAACAGGGCATCAGTGAGAAAGCTAGGGATCACAGTACAGCTTTCTGATCCCAAAGATTACTCTGGTGGAGAGTTTATGTTTTCAGAGGATATAGGTACACCCAGTCAAGAAATCATCAAGCAGAAGGGAACTGTGATAGTATTTCCTTCTTTTTTATATCATAGAGTTATGCCAGTTAGCAGAGGCAAAAGATATTCTTTAGTTGGTTGGTATGAAGGAAGTAATTGGAAATAAAAAATGGTTGATTTAAGTATAGATGGTGGTGGCAAAACAACTACAGCAGGTACTCTTACCTTTGGTGCGCCACGACTAAATGAAGACACAAGTGCTTTAAAAAGAAAAATTGAGAATCAACAAAAAAAATTAGAGTTACAAGAACAGAGAATACAGTTGTTAGAAAGAGATTTGAGACTAGCAAGAGCAAGCAATAGTGGAAATAATCTAGGTTTTACAAAAGAAGAATTAACTTTTATATTGTCTAGGGTACATCCTGATAAAAACCCAAATTCAAAGATATCACCAGAACTAACCAAAAAAATTATAAGTAGGAGAAAATAAAATGTTGATGAAAAGTTTGTCCAATAAAGACGTAGCGTTAATTAAGAAAGCGTTGAAGTTCTTAAAAAAGAATCAGGAACTAAATCATGACACAGAATTTAGATTAGATTATATGATCAAAGATATTGAGAAAGATGAGATGCCTAGAATCTATGCAAGTCTTTTTACAACTTTGTTAGAGTATGATTTCTTTGACGATGTGTCTGAACTAAAAAATCAGTTAAGAGGAAGAGATACTTTGCCTGAAAAACTTTTTCAAAGATAATTAAATATTATTGTTGACTTAATCCATTTCGGTCTATAAGCTACTCATATATCGGCTTGTTAGTTAAACGATATAAAACTTAAAGATAACTAAACTTCTTGAAAAGATTAAGAACGAAAAAGGTTCACGATAGTTTCAGACAAGACTAAAACTAGGTTACTTATTGGAAGGTTAGCACAGTGACCAAACTACTAAAAAAAATGAATCCTTGAATGGATTGAGGTAAACAAATGTTTATTACTGGGATTAGGAATTAAGATTCGTCTACATAAATATATAGTCCGTTTATCTGCCATGCCTCTAGAAAAGTTTCTTCTGTAAAGAACACTAGGCTTAATTATATCGCTCGTACCGATATAAAAGGGTAGTAGAATGATAATAAGTGCATTGCTAGGAGATGAAAAAAAGGTTGCAAACTTTTGAATAATCTCAAATTTTATACTTCGTACAGGGTATCAAAGCAAACTAGGAAAGGTCGTGGGTTGGAATCCCATACCTTCCAATAAGTAACTTGGTTTTAATTATCTTCTTTCTTCTCAGAAGAATACATAATGTTCAATCCACTAAGTGTGCATAGACGATTTTTTTCGTTGAGACCAAGTGGTGTGATAGAAACATTATCACCTTCTTTATCTACAAAACCTGCACTGACTAATTCTTGTATATGTTCTTTAGGTGTGTCCTCTTCAAACATTACAGATAGTATTGCTCCTAGTCTTTTGTTTTGTTTCTTAGATAGTGCCATCAGACTGCGTACCACTCTCCTCCCATAAACATAACCGCTTCAGCTTCTCTTCTACGCACCAAACCTTCTAAAACTTCACCGCCTGCCTTATTCCATCTTCTTATCTGTGCAGGTACTTCCTCATACTTACCATCGTTGAGTACCTTGAGGAGCGTACTTTTCTTAAGCGAACCACCTCCCAAATTGTAGCAAAACGAAACTAAGGAATCATACTGATGCTGCTGTATGCTAACTTCAACAAAGTCATTTACATAGCCTTCATACTCTATCATTTCTTCTTGTAAAAGATATTCAGCTTCTTCCTTATTAATCTTATCACCTTCTTTAACATCTTTTGTATGACCATATCCAATAGTCCACACACCTGCAGGACAAAGGTATGCTTCTAATTCGCATCCTTCAAACTTTTTAATTAGAGATAATCCCTCTTCCGATATCTGCATATTATTCTCCCCACGTTCCATCTTCTCTGACTTTGGCTTTCTTTGTGCCACCCCAGTACTCAACTGCGTGTCCTTCTTTGATAAGTTTTTGACAAATATCTTCGCCATCTGCTGTATAAGGGATGCCCAAAATTCTGCCATACTTGCCTTTGCCTAATGATTTAACTTTAAATTTACCTACACAAAGTTCTATAAGTCTTTCTTTTGCTTTAAGACCTAATGCTTTTTCTTCTAGGTTTCTAGTTCTTGATTCAGGTGTGTCTATTCCTGCGAGCCTGACTCTTTGTTTATTAAGAAAAACATCAAAGCCAAGATCAAGTGTGCAATCTAAAGTGTCCCCATCCACTACCCTGTCTAAGGTTGCTCTATATACGAAAGCATCAGGGGATTCACTCATTACTTAGCCTCTGGTGCTTTGTCTTTAGCCTTAGCAATATTGATTGCTACCAAGTCTATAAACTTATATACCTTGCCTAAGAAAGCATCATCTTTAGGTGTAGGTGTAGAAGCTGCTATTGCAGAAGCTACTGTGACAGCCATAGTGATGTAGTTAATGATATCCATAATTTCCATAGTTACCTCCCTTATTGAAATTATTCTTCCGATTTTATCGCAAATTATTTGTTTTGCACATCTTCTTGTGGCTTATCTAACTCTCTATAGTATTTAATGATACTCAGGATGTCTTTTGTATATCTTGTGATTTCTGCCATATCCATTGATAAATTTTCATACTCTTTACTTGATAATGAGTAGAAGGCTCTATTAGGTGCGTTGCCTGCCTCTAAGTTATCTAAGTATTCCTGCATGGTTGTAGGTGTCATTACTTCCCAATCAACTGAAGATAGACTCATAGGGTAAGGTAAAGGTGGATGATATATAGGTGATCTCTCAGCTATAGTTTTGACCTGTACTGGTTTTACTGATTGCAACATTGAGCAACTAGCAAGGACTACAGTAAGACTAATTAGTATTAGATTGCGCATTAAATTGTTCAGGATTGGTTATTTTTTCAAGTTCAGTCATGACTCTTGCTGACCCTTTATTGATTCGTGCTTGTAGATCAGCAGGGTTTGCAAGCGCAGATTCATCTAGGTCTAAGTTAGAAAATGTCTTTCTAAGTCTATTCACGTTTTCCATAGCCTGTCTTTTCTCTTG